GAGCAAAGAGTTATCCTGTACTTGGCTAAGGTTAATCGCATCAGTTCTAGCTGTTCCAGCAGAGACGTTAGTTAATCTATTGCTGCCAATGTTAAGATTGCCAGTGGCGGAATTACTACCATCCTTATTAAGAGTTTGGTTAATGCCATTCATGAAGTCATCGTCTTGCGTGTCATGACGACCCGCCTCAATGCCAATACCTAGCGATGCATCACCAGTCCATCCGTTTGTGCTATAGTTACCTTTTCGGTATGTCCCGCCACTCCAAGCCATATTATGCCTCTAGTTGATTTAACTTTGTAATTACTCGATTGACGTACTCTTTAGTTTCAGTAGGTACAGAATTATATTTCTTTATGTTTTGCCAAGTTGGCTTCAGTCCTTTCGCCTCAACCTTTGCAACGGCTTTCGCCATATTGCCTGGACCCCAATTATAACTTGCGATAGCTGTTTTCATATCAGGAAACTTCTTTCGCATTTGATTGTAATATCGTGTACCACCTTCAATATTTTTTACTGGATCTAATGGGTCTACTCCTAAATCTCTTGCAGTCCCAGGCATTAGCTGCATCAACCCAACTGCTCCAACCTCGCTTCTAGCGTTTGGGTTTCCGCTCGATTCAGTGTCAATAATCGCTTGAATAATTGGCGGTTGCTTTGCAATCAATGCGCTAATGTTTTGCTTAACAGGAGCACTTGTTTTTTCTAAAGGATTCCCAGAGGGAGTTTCTCTTAGCAATCTTTCAACATCTTGAAGCAACAACTCTTCTTTTTGATAAGGATTATAAACAGATTCAGTTCTAGGAAGAGAAAGAGCCCCCGCTCCAGTTGCCCCAGTTAGTGCTTGCTGTAATTGAGAGGTAGTAACAGGAGAAGTGAAAGCAGGAGCTTCTTTGCCTTCTAACGCCCTTGCTAATTGTTGAGCTTTGATAGCTTTTTCTGGGTTAGTGGCAATATCGTAAAGAGCTTGTTTTTGTAGTCTAGATGACCGCTCAAAAGGAGACCCTAGTTTTTGGGCTGCTTGATAGCCTAGAAGCTCGCCTATTCCGCCTGGTAAAATAGTATGGCCAACTAATGCCCCAACTAACCCTTTAGCTACTCCCGTTGCTGTTAATTGCCCTGGGGATTGAGCAACTTTGTTAGAAACAAGTGCCCCAATCTTAGGAGACAATTCAGCAAGTGGTGCAGTTTGAGAACCACGAAGAGGAGTACTTAGCCTTGCAAGTTGAGCATATCGCTTTTGTTGCTGTTGTAGCGCATCCAGCGTTTCAAAGTCGCCACCAAATGCCTCCTGCAATGCTCCCTTCTTTTGCTTAATGTAGGCAGCTCTAGCGGCAGGAGTTTGTGCGGTTAGCTCATTAACAAAATATGTTTGTAAGGCAGCAACACCAGAGGGATCGTCTTGGATTAACTCTCGGTACTGTTTAACAGACGATTTAGAAGCCGCTACTTTGTTAAGCAGCTTTTCGCTTGTAAGGTTTCTTTCAAGTAAAACACCCCCAAGCGGTCCTTCATTGCGAAGTTTTAATAATGGAGCTGCTGCTGCGTTAGCTGCCTTCCAATCAGAAGCTCCTGTTGGCGTTGTTTCAATCATGTTTCGCAGTTGTCCTGCGACAGTATTTGCTACTTTTGCAAGACCTCTATCTCCCGCATCTTTGAACCCACGTTCAAACGAAAGTGCCTTTGAGCGAAGCACTTGCATATTACCAACAGTAAATTCTTTCTTGCTTCTAATATCCTCAATTAAAGTTCTAAAATCTCCAGTAACGTATTTGTCCCCACCTGCATAAGTTTCTATAGCTTTGGTGATATTAGACTTAGCTGGTCCCCACTTTTTAATGCTGTATTTCTTATCAATAGGAGCGTACAGGCTTTCTATGGTTGCCTGTAAGTTTTGATCACCTTTAACAAGTGCTTCACGTTTAACTTCTCCAAGCTCATAAGCTCCAAGAGTTTCTGGAGCTTCAAGTACTGCTTTGCTTGGTAGCATGGATTCTAGCAACTTCTTAGATCCTACTTCTTCTGCCGAAGAACGAAGGGCGTTATATGGAAGTTGAAATTCTGGTTGCCCAGCAATAGCCTTTTCAATCATTGCTCCAGGGCCAGTTGGGTATAGCTCTGCGCTTGTTTGAACTCGTATAGGAGTTTTATTCATCTCCTTTATGCGTTGAGCAAGTATAGATTCAGGATATGCTCGCTTAATCGTTTCTTGCTTACCAAGCTCTGCTAATGCCCCTTCATAGGTCTGTGGGCCAACGGCTTCTGTAACTTTTCTTTCTAGTGCCTTTGTCCCTCTTTGAGATGCTTCAATAACACTTGGAAGTCTACGAGCAGCGAACTCTCCTCCTGCTGCTCCTCCAGTCCCATAGCCAGCTTGATATGCTTTTTCTTCTAATGAAGTTGGAGCTTTGCCAGTAAGCGCATCAACTAAAGTCGTGAAAGCAACGTCACCAAGTCCAGCTCCAACTGCGCTTCCTACTGGCCCTCCAATCGCTCCTGCTCCTGCTCCAGCTATTTGACTAGCTCCACGGCCAACAGTTTCAGCGCCACGCTCAACTTTCATTAGCGCATATTGCAAAGGACTTAACCCAAGCTGCTGTCTTTCAAACTCTCTTTTAATTTGGTTGGTTGCACTTGGAACAAATGCTTCACTAGCAAGTTCTCCAACATCCTTTACCATTCCAAATATGTTAGCTGGTAAATCAAGAACTCCTTGCTTTGCTCCTGTTAAATAGCTTCCTAAAACTGATGGAGTTGCAGACGTAACTGTTGGAGCACTAACAGGAGTAGGCATGGCAGAAGGAGATGACCCCAGCTCACTATCAGCTTGTGCCAAGAGTTCTTCTAGCGTTGCCATTATAGTTGTCCTTTAAGACGAGTATATTCAGCTTCTATTGCAGATTTAGTAGTTGCCGACATTCCTGGTTTGCCAGAAGCAATAAGCTCTTTATTCTTTTCAAGTCGCTGTTGAATGGCTTGGACACCCTTAATTGCCTCAGAACGAGGAACGTGCAAATCAACTGGAGCAATGTCTTTTATATTACTTGTAAAGCCTTGGCGATTAGCAAAATCAAATTGATTATTTACTTTGTCATTATATGACTTGCCAAGTGAATCAATAAATATCTCAGCAGCCGCAACTAACTCTTGTCTAGCTTCTGGAGAAAGATTGCTTTTGCCAGTTAATTGAGAAGAAAGTAATTGAGGATACTTTTCAAAGATAGGCATGATTGAGTTATATGACCCCAATTCTTGCATTGTAACTTGATTGCCTGGGTTAAAAACTCGCTCTGCTATTTTCTTGAGCGCAATAGTTGCAGGGATCGAATCTCTTTCTGCAAGCTGCCTTGCTGCCTTAAAAGCTGTTCTTGATTCAATATATGACTTTGTGATTGGATCACTATCAATATCTTTTCGTAAGGTAATTATTTTTGTATCTCTCTTCTCTCCTTGCCCAGCCTTAAACTCTTCGTCAGACTTTGTTTTAGCTGCCTTTCTTTCTTCCGCCTTGTCCCACTGCTCTGCTCTATACTTTTGATCTGATACTTCAGCTTCTCTTTGCTTTAGCTCATAAGGAGATAAATTTGCCCGCTCCTCTGGGGAAACATAATTTATAATTGGTCTTTCAGTTGGAGAAGATACCTGTGGGGTTTCTAGCTTTGTAGCCGCCGTAGCTCCAAGTTCTGTAGTTGGTAATGGAGTTACTTTAGGGCTAATTCCAGCAAGAGTTAAAGCTTCTTGTTTATTAAGATATGGACTTCCAAGGAGAGCTTTTGCGAGATCCGCTTTGCGCTCCTCTGCTGCTGTTTCTTTAGCTTGTTGCTTTTCTAATTTGCTTAAATACGTTTGAAGAGCAAAATCTCTTAGCTTTCCTCCACCAGGAGCAGAGGTCACCTTCAACACATCCTCTGGATTCTTAGCAGACAGTGCTTGCAGGATGAGAGGCTGCATAGCCATATTCTCTTCATCTGCTTGCTTCCTAGCTTGATAAGCAAGTAGCGCACTGGTTAATCCAGTTCCAAGAGCTACGCCAAGTGACTGCCCAGTACTTGCGTATGGGTTAAACATCTTTGGAGCTGCTACAGCTAAGCCTTGCAATCCCAATCCGTATGGAGTTTCTAGGGCGTTCGTATTGACTCCAGCAAGTGCTGCAAGAATAGGATTAGTTGCCATTATTTAGATCCTTTAGCGTAGTTCATTGCTACAATAGGAAGTACTTGCCCAATTCCTTGAGCAAGAGAGCTTCCAAAACTAGGCTGCTGCTGTGTCTGATAATTTTGCATACCCTGCATAGCCGCTATGTTTTGAGCAGACTCAGCACCAATCCGAGCACTAGCAACACTGGCACCAGCGCCAATACGAGATGCTTCTAGTTGGGCTTTACGAGTTTTTTCAGCTTGTATGGCTTCTGCCGATGTTGCGTATGGCAGCGTCCACATCTTTTCAGTAGCAGCGTATTGCTCAAACGGAAGTTTCTGACCTCCCATGAACTGTTCATAGCCTTGCTGCTGGTATTGAGAACCAAGCTGGAAGGCTTGTGATTGAGCATTAAGGCGAGCGTTGTTCTGAGCATCCTTCATAGCTTTATACTGAGCTTGATATCCTCCACTATTAGGGTCTATCCCCTGCTCTGCCATCCGCTGATTAAACTCAGCATCTTGTCGTTGAAACTCTGGCCCCATTGAACGCTCAAACTGCGCCATAGTGTTTTGGCGAGCTGCTTCCATTTGGTCAGAGAATCCCTGCTGCTGTACGTTTGCCCAAGGATTATTTGGATTAAACTGACTAGCTTGTTCAATGATATCTTTCCCAAACTGACCAGATACATCGGCCATCTCGTTGCCCTGCTTTTCAGGGCTCAAGTTAGCAAATCGCTGTTCGTCTGTTAAGGAAGCTGTAGGAGTCCCAGGCTTTGCAGCTCCAGGTGTTGTTGTTTTTACAGGTCGTCCACGAGAATCAATTCGTCTACCAGAAGCATTGGTCAGTTGTCCTTGAGCATTACGATATATGCCAGGAGATAAACGAGTAAGTCCTGCTGCTGGCTTACTTGCGGCTGGTTTATTGCTTGGACTTTTAGATAATGCAGTTTTTGTTTTTTTTGCCATAACTATACCTGTCCACCCAAGTCGTATCTTATTTCAAATCCTAAAAACTGTAACGAGGAGTTTTTTATACTCCCACCAACACGAATAGCCGCAGAATGTCCTTGCCCTGCAATCGCATAACGGTCGTATATGTATTCGAGATCCCCAGACCAAGGTTGATAGTATAAACCAACTGTGATGGTTGCAGGAGATGGGGCTACTGGGGGGACGTCTCCAGGGTAAACATAAGCAGTATGGGCAGCTCCATCGCTTCCCCATTTAGCTCCCCAATCTGTAAACATAGCTGCTGGAGTAGTTACTTGAGTAAGAACTGCCTGACGTTTGAAATCAGTATCTAACCCAAGATTGAGAGTGGCCCCTCGCTTCCCCCTTAGCAAAGGACGAATATCCTTAAACGCTTTGTAGTTGCCTCTAGCGCCATAAAACGAAAACGCTGTGCGACAAGAAAAGGCGATTGATTGCGAAGATGTAGAAGTTACTGCATCCGCATACCCAGTTTCCCCTTGGTATATGATTCCAGTATTTGAGCCATAGAACGGAAGGTTAAGAAACTTGCATGAAGAGACAGCGTGTTCGCCATTGAAAAGTACAAACTGTGTCCATGCTTTTGTATCAAGAGAGTAAACCAATAACGTCGCAGTAGAAGCACTATCTGGGAGTGTAATATAAACACGCCTACCTTGCGGCCAAAAGAATCCACCCCATAGTTCTGCTGAAGAGGCTTGAGTAGCATACTGTGTAATAAGTGGATTGATTCTCAAACTAACAATGTTGAGTGCTTGTTCTGGGTCTGTTTCAAAAAGTGCAGATACAGGGATTATTCCTTGTTGTGTAATAATCCAAACGTCTTGATTTACTCTTACAAACGCTTTACGACCAAGTGGCTTACCAATAATAAAATGAGCAACAAGGGACCATGCTGTATCATCTGGGGACGTGCCACTGTAAAGCACCACTTCTCCTTCTGATGAAACTGCCATGAACAAATCTTGAGCACTTACGCCCTTATTATTTGTATAAGAACCAATAAATAAAAGAGAACCACCACGACGGAAAATGTATTGGAAATCATACGAATCCATTACAGGTGAGCCAGTTGCAAGCGTTGCTTTAACTGTTTTGTGGTACCACATTATGCAGGTATTTTTCTGAGCAAAGTATAATCGCTCTCTGTATGATGTTACCTGTGCAAGTGTTGTATTTCCTCCAGTAACTCCAGTTCCAGTAATGTTAATTGCTAGACCTGTTCCTAAGTATACTTGTGGTTCGTTTGTGCCATTACAAAGATAGATATTTCCGGCAAACAACTCTTTGTTCCAACTTCCTGCACTATAAGCTCCAGCAGCACGAGTAATATCTGTAATTACTCCCGTTGATGAAGCAGAATAAAGTGCTGCATCTGTTCCTGCTATTAGCTGTGCAGTCCCATCTTTCAATGGATATTCATGCATAAAGCGAATAGGAGTACTTGGGATAGTTGCCCCACCAGTTCTAAAGGATGTGTACCCAAGGCGTACAGTAGGAGCACCAGCACCAGGAAAGATGTTGGTAAGCTCCAATGCTGTTTGTGGCTCCATATTATCTATTGGAGTTACAAGGTCCAACCCTCCAGAAGGAGGCGGCATTGTATAGCCTTGGTATGACATTAGTTACCTCTATCTTCGTTGAAACTGGTACATTGACGGATTGAATTGAGGAGCTGGCTGCATTTGCTGTGGCTGCTGTGCTTGTTTCATCTGATTCAAATACTGCTGAATTTGATCCCCTGACATATTAGACAACTGACTCAATCCCAACTGTTGTGGTTGCGCTTGCTGATACGGGTTATAATTAGGGGTAGCCTGTTCAGCAGCTACAGCCATACCTGGATTCCAATTAGTGACTCCATTTGTGTTTGTTTGACCTAACCCGTTCATTGGTTGATCTACTCTGGCCGGACCTTTTGGACCAAATACGTTGCGACCTTTTGGACCTTCATTAGAAATACCATTAGCTGCTCCTGTAATGGCATCCAACATGGATTGGTCGTATCCAGGAGGCATACGCTGGCTTAAATCTTGCCTCAAAGGTGGCCCCATTGGTCTATTTGGAACATTCCCAGCAGGAACACGCCCAGGATAGTTTTGCATCCCCTGCATACTATCAGCTAGTCCTCTCCCCATCTGTGGCCCTGTAGAAGGCAGAGGTCGTCCTTGTCCGCTCATAAGCCCGCCACTTGGTGTACGGTATACACCAGGGGATAATCGCTCAGAGCCACGAGGAGGAGCTATATACCGTCCCTTGGACTCATCAAAGTTTGGAGAACCACCAGCATATACTCTGCCGCCAGTTTTAGGACTTTTTGCCAATGCGCCTTTCGTAGCCATATTATTTCCTTTTTCCTGCATTATAATTTGCTCGTAGTGCTTCTCTAACGGTTTTAGCTGGCCCTACATAACCCTTATCGTTCATATACATTCCAGGGGACGTTCTTACTACTTGGCCCTTAGCTGGAACGGCTGGCTTAATTGGTGGCGTTCCCATTCCAGCTTGCTTAGCAAACGTAGACTTACCAAGCATTGCCTGAATGTTGTTCTTTACGTCCTGCTCTGACTTAGCATTGGAGGTAACTGCATTAACAAACATTCCAGTATACTGCTCTGGCTTAACACCTGCCTTCTCAGCATCAGGTCCATAAATGTTACGGATCATTGGATCAATCTGATCCGTGGCATATTTTGCTAGAGGGTTACTAAAGTCTACGTCCCATGCTTGACGCTCTTTCTTACCGTCAATATTCTCGCCTACGTTCTTGTAACGAGTTTTGCCATCAAGCCCGATATTGAACTTAGAGCCATCTGCAAGAGTTACATGATAGCTCTTATCAGCAACGCCTGTTTCTTTGAGAAGGCCACGGAAGTCATCACGCTGTAATTGAGCATCTGACTTGCCAGTAGTCATCATTTTGCCAATGGAACGCTTTCCAAGCAGTCTTAATGCTGTGTTTGGACCAAATCCGGTAACCATGTTTACGGCTTGATTTGTATAGTCCTCCCTCGTTCCTCGGCCACGAAGAATGTCTTTCATGCCAGTTTCCCAAGCATTGCTTAAAGTGCCGACAGCTAAAGCTACAGGCCACGCAACAGACCCTGCGCTGCCAAGTGTGCTTGCCCCTGCTGTTTGACCACCTACAACATTTGCTCCTACAAGCTGTGGGGTAGCTACCGTAGCTCCTGTAGTTCCAGCCGTTGTTGCCGTTGTCGCTGTTGTTGCCGCAGGAGCAGTACTGAACAACCCTGATACATTTGGAAATCCTCGAATTGCTTCTTGCCCAACCAACAATCCACCAACAGATCCAACGGTTTGCCCAATCGCAGAAGCCTGTTCTTGCTTTGCGTTCTCTCTATTCACATAGTCTTGTGGGTTGCCATAGTTAGCTTGAACGGCTGTATAAGCCTGATATGGCGACAATCCTTGCTGCTGAAGGGCTGCATAGTACTGTTGTGGCGTCATTCCCTTAGCTGGAGGTGGAGGTGGTTGCATTGCCATAGTTACGTCCAAGTCCCAAATACTGCTGTTCCAGCTCTTGCAAACAACTCTGCACGAGTATGGCCTCCAGCATAAATAATCTTACTTACTTGCTGCCTAGAATAATCTTCATTCATCTGAGTTATAAATCTTGGCTGAACTGTACTA